GGTCGTATTAGTGATGAAGTTAGGGATTACTTACCTATACCTGTTGGGAAGAACTCTAGGTTAATTGGGAAATTTATTGGTACGATACCAAAGTATGATGGGAAAGTTATCTATAATGAAACTCGTTTTGCCAGTCTCTTAGATAAACGCCCTGATTTAATAAAGTTTTGTGGCATTAAAGCAACCTATCCTGGTTCATGGAAGTATAACCATGAAAACTTAACCATTATGTCATCTGAACCAAATAGTAAATTTACGTATGATGAACTAATTGATAGTATTAAAGTTAGAGGTGATATTGATCTTCATGTGCCTAAGATGGGACATTTTTCATCTAAAAATATTAATAACGTTCGTATTAATCCTAAAGCTTATTCAGGTATAATGACCTCAAAATTATTTGGTCGTAATATGGCTAAATCCGTTAAGTTTACAAAGAGTATCGCAAAACAAGTTTTTAAACAGTGTATCGTAGATAAGTTTATTCCTGATAATTCTTTATGGGCTGTCGCTGGTAGAGAGAAAAGAATTGATTTATCTGTTAATAAAAACACTAGGACTAGACTTGTTTTAATGTGTGAAGATATTGTTAAACTTATTGGTAATTGTGCACTCCAGCCGTTTACAAATAAACTATCTAGATTGAGAAGTGGGTCAATTATGATTGGTAGGTCTATGGAAGATAGAAAACTTTATGATTTTTATGATGATATTAAAGAAATTCGTGATTTTGGTGTGGTTGATGCTGATTGGTCTCAATTTGATAATCATTGTTATAAAGAATTAATTGTAACTGCTTTTGGTATTATTAGATCATGTTATCCTGATGGTGATATATATGATAGGTACTTTTTATGGTGTTGCTGCTCAATGCTATATAAAAATGTAGTTTTACCAGAAAGTAAATTAATTTATAAAATTTCTAAAGGTATTGCCTCTGGACATCCTTATACTTCTGTAGTAGGTTCTCTTATTAATTGGCTTTTATGGTCAACTGCTATTAATAATTCATGTCCTCCACACGTAACTCAACAAACTAAGTTAAAGTGTATGGGTGATGATACTCTTGCTCTTATACCTTATTCTTATTGTTCTTCTATTGAGAAACAAATGTATAAGTCAGGTATGAAGTTTGATTCATTCATTCATAGATGTGGACCTATGTGTTCAGATGATATTGGTGAATCCAAGACTTTTCTTAAAAAAGTTTATGATAATAATGGTTTATCTTGGGACTTTAGTTCAATTATAGATAATTTATTATATCCACCCAAAATTAAAACACTTAATGAAGAAATTCAACGTGTTAGAATGTTGATGTATACCGCCCCCTCTATTTCAAGATCTACTGATCTTCTTACTGAGTATTTTAATCATTTAGTTGATATACGAATTCGTGATGGACCTGAGAAAGATGATAGCGTTAGGGAAA